GGCAACATGTCCTATCCCTTCCCCAACTTGGCCTTCGCAATCTTGGCATAAATAGTCGCACCGATACGTGCGTCAAACGTCTTGGCGCGATGGTTGATTGGAATCTCCAAAAACTTCCAACTGGTCGGCTGTTCATGCGTTGCCGAACGTCCACCCGGCGACGATTTCTCTGGAGGCGCTGGAATTTCATGGACGTATATTGCGTAATCTGTTCCAAACGTCAAACGTGCTACCAAGTGCTTAAACGTCGCATGTTGCACCCGACCACTGCGTCTCAACCGACCACCCGGCTTGCCTTCCTCGTGAGACACTGGCGTGATGAGCTTGGAGACGCGCATCGTTTCTTCGGCTTCCTCGTTCAAGGCCTGCGCCGCGAACACAGGCACCTTGGTTGCGAGTGCCTGAAGTCCCGTCTTGAGACTGTTAACGACAGTGACCTTGACCTTGCCAGCTTTAGCCATCAGTAGTCTCTGGCGAGATACGCCTCCACAACCACGCTTACGCTTGCCTCATTCGCTGCGACCACCGCATTAAGGGTCGAGTGCGCGGCATCGGAAATCGTCAACGACACTGGCTCAGAACGACTGGCCTTGCCTCGCTTTGGAATAGACGGTCGACCTGTTTCTTCAAGAATCCACGACAGGGCATCGCCGCGAGTCAGCCCGCTGGATTTACAGAGAGCATCGAGTCGGTCGATTGACCCAGAGGACACCCGAATGGTTAGTGTGTTAGCCATGTTTTTACTTCAGGTAAACTACCGTGCAGCCCTGCGTTCCACCAAAGGGAAAACGGCCAATAGAAATAATTGTTGGGTTGATAGCATAACTCTCGGTCGATCCGACATCGCCAGTCGATAACGTGATTTGGTCTTCAGGTCGCAATGGCGCGTCGGACTTGAGATACACGGTCTGGCGACTCACTACCTCTTGCCCATCAGCACCGAGCACCTTTTCTGACTTCCCAACGACCGCTGCTTCGTACTGCACCGCCGATCCGTAGCTGGCATCGCCGTACGCATCGTAGCTTTGGAACGGAGAGACACTTATGCTCTGGCGCATTAGCGGGGCAAAGACGTTGACGTTAAACATCAGGTCACCGTTACTCGCAAGAACGGACGCAACAACGCCTCTGGCGTGTCTTGTCCTTCACTGGAATACGTAACAGACAACGGACCGACCTTCATGGACTTCACCCCAGACGATCCCTGATACATTTCCGCCGCCCTCAACAACACGGCACGTTCAATCGTCGGCGGGAGCGTGTTCGCCGTAGTGGTTGTCGCCCACTTCGCATCCGTGCTGCTGGTTTCAGGAAACTGATACCCCGCCTCATACACGACGAGCCACGGATGCAGTTCGCTTCCGGGCTTCACGTACTTGCCAAGATTCCACATCTCCTGAGCGGTCCAGCGGAAACCTTGATCGCGCCCGATAAATCCAGCCTCGGGGTCCGCAACTCGGTACTCGCTCGACTGAAACTCGGTCGCGTCTCCCGTGCTGGTGCTGTCGAAGAATCGCTGCACCGACAGGATTGGCGTGCGGCTGACAATCAGATACTGGCTCCCGTAGCTCGCGACCGTCTCCTCGTAGACCTGACGACGTAGCTCGTAGCCCACATACCTGCTGGCCCAGTCCGACGCTTGCGTCAGCGACAGATCCATGCCTGACGATGACGCCGTCGCTCCGAGCATGACCATTAGATCGCCCAGACTCGCCAACTGGTTTTCCGTACTGCTGGTGCATACCGATATCATGACCCGCCTTAGATCATCGAGTTAACGGCTGCGCCGCGACCACGTAACGTATACAGGTCGCGCCAATACGTTGTTTCCTGTATGGCTCCGTCGATAGTAGCTAACGATGCCATCGCCTCACCGCGCTGTTCGGTTAAGGCTTTCATGCGTTCCTCCGGTGTGAGGTCGTTCATCTTTTTGATGTACCACCGCTCGTCTTCGGCAAGCGCCCCATCCAGTGCATTGATTAGCGCCATTTTCTTGTTACGTTCGGTGCTCAGGTATTCGATGCGCCTAACGACCTCTGACATCTGGAGCGGTCCCCAGCTTGGTTCACGTTCGTAGCCATAACGATACGCCTGCTTCAGAAGCGCGGACTCGCCGGGAATGCGAACGTTGATTCCGCGCGCATGGGCCATGCCCAGCCAAAACTCAAGACAGGCTTTTTGGACGCTATATTCAGTCCCAACGATAAGGTCGATGCCGTAGAGAGATATCTCCTTAAAGCCCTCGACCATCGCCAGCCCAACTTCAAAAGCTACGGTGCTCGTAAAATAATCAATGCCAGCATCGGCAATCACCCTGTCGATCGGATATCGCACGGCGTTCGGGAACTCGTCGTGTGCCTCCATCATGTAAACAGGAATCGGGGACTCTCGAATCCAACCGCGATGGTCAGTTCCTTCCACGTTGTCCTCATCCCAGTTGCAATGAATGTCGAAGTGGCGCGTGGCGCGTGGCACATGGCGGTATAACTGATTCAACGTCCAAATCTCATAGTCAGGATCGTCGAACGGCGCAAGGTCTCGACTCGATGTGGCAAAGCCAATAATCGCTACCTTGTCTCGCTTCGGCTCACAGACTACCGAGCCAGCCTCTCGGTCGACTACCGTAACTTTGTGATCCGCTTCAGCCGGATGATCAAACTTGACACCCGACCCGGGTTCAGCTTCCTTTGCCGTAAGATGACTGCTCATCCTATCCCTTCCTCCTAGTATGTCGCTTTCTGACTTGCTTGTTGGGTTGGTGCTCTAGCGACTTGGTAATAGACGAAGAGGGTGGGCACTGGCGCACCCACCCTCGTTGGATTATCGACGCATGTTCCGGACGATCTGGATCTAGGCCAAAGCGTTCACCCACTTGCAGGGTCAAGCCCGTACTCATAACCAGAGTCCGACCTACAACCTCGTACGTTACCAGTGCCATGCGTCATTGTGCCTAGCCGTTGCAGGTAGTGACATACACAGCGCCGGTGCTTGTCGTCTGGTGAGGAACAACGTCTACCTCACCAAAGCCAATATCAACACCAGCCTCTAGGACCGATCCACCCGAGCTTGACGCATTCGCATTCCAGAGCAACGCGGCTTGTATAAACCGCTGTGCACCAGTGATGTCATAAAACCCAAACGCATCACCAGCAGCACTACCTGTTGCCGTTGCAGTGAACACACCAAACGTTCCAACGCTTGTGCTTGTCGCCATAAAGCCACTTGCCAGCGTGGACGTTGTGTTCCCAGTCAGGAACAGCGCCTGATTACTTGGACGGTCCGCTGTGGACAGTTCATCGAAATCATCGGCACAGGTTGTGCTGGAATGCAACAACCGCGCGCCGACAGTCATGAACTTGGTGCCACTAGCCGTGCTGGTGCCAATGTCGCCCCATCCATACGCATGAAGCAACGCCGATACATAGGAACGACCAAGACCAAGACGGTCGATGATGCGACCCTTGACCTCGTTGTCAGTCGTCCCGTCATTGCCACCGCAGGAGGCGTCGTAAGATTCAACGTCTACCGCGTGGACTGGTCTGATCTGTGCTACGTCTCTGGTTATCATGTGATGTCCTCGCTTTACTCACCAGACCCAAGCGAAACGCTATACAGGCCGCTCATCCTATGGTGCCCAAGTTACGCCGGTCAGCATTGCCACAGCCTTGTCATGCCGCATGCCAAGGTCGTGTTCGGCAATTGCCCGCACAACAGTTTGGTCAAGGCTAAACGCCGCTTGGACGTTCGACCCATCGTGATACGCCGCTTCCTGCGATGAATCAACAAGCAGGCTCTGCGACTCACCGATCAGGACTTGCGAGAAATCGACGAGGTAGATTTCTGACTCGTCATCATTTCCCGCGCCAGTCGTGTCGAGTGTGATTGGCACGTTGGTCGTGGTGCCAATCGGCCAACCCCACAACGTGCCAGCGATAACCTCATCACGGAACGCGAACACACCGTTCGCGTTCTGAATGGTGGCAAGGCTTTGTTCTGTTCTCGGTGCCATGATCCACCCCGGTGTAATCATCGGGATGTCGGCGTTCTTGAGCTTGACGACCAACTGACCAAGATTGTCAGTGATGTTCGCCAGCGATGCAGCCGACGCCGCAATCTTCTGGTCAGCGACACACCAGTTCAGCAGACCCTTCGGAGTCGCGTCTGTGCCAGCACCACGGATGAACGTCGAGTCCTCCTTGGTAGCCATCGACGACACAAGGTCGTCTCGCACAATCGCATCAGCCGATGGACTGCTATAGCGAAGCAAGTCGTTACTGATAGGCGTGAGGACTGCCAGCTTCTTGAACGTTAGTGTCAGTTGACCGAACGTCTCTTCTGACTTACCGATGTTGACGTTCTCACCGATGTAGGCCGCCGATGCGCCAGTGGCGATCTTCGGATACTTCAGTGTACCGGTTGGCATCTGCACCGTTCTCGCGCCAAGTCGTCTCACGACAGACTGTGCACGCAAGAGTTCGATGACCTCGTTGCTGAACTGTGTCGGCACGAGGAAGCCACCAGCAGTCGCATCACCAGCGGCCAACGCTTTGGAACGAGCGTCCGCCAGCGCATCCGCTAGATCGGTATCGCCCCAACCCCGAAGAACCTCGACAGTGCCTTCCGACCCCATCTTGTTCATCTTGGCTGCGGCCATCGCACGAACGACGCGACCAAACGCCGCACCCTTCTCGCGTGTTGGTGTTGACGCTTTCTGTTCAACCAAGCGATCAGACCACTTGCTTGCCCACGGACCGTTTGGGTCCGACGCCATCTTTTCTACGTTCTCACGCACAACCTGTGAAATCTCGCTGCCAAGCTGATCCTTGATCAACGGGACAGAAGTTTCCTTCACGAAGTCTGCGAGTTGTTCCCTCGTCATCCCTTTACTCATGTGATGTTCTCCTAACAGTCCGCTTCAGTCGAGACGACCACGCATTGCATTAACCGCAGACCGGATTTCCGCGCCCACGACCGCGCTCACTGTTTCGTGCATTGCATCGCGCAAGGCATGCGACAAGTCAGCCGGATTCACATCGACCGACAGGTCGTCGGCTACAGCACGTTCCTCTGAGTGATCCATTACCATGAAGCCACCAGCGTCGTCCATTTCCAAAACCATCTCGCCGGATTGCGCTTCCTGCGACTCAACCCGATCGCTCAAGTGTTGGACTTGCTCATGGACAAGTTTAACGGATTCAAGAATAGAGTCCAAGACCTCACCTGACGCATTGTCCGAAGCCTTAACTAGCTCATCCTCGTTTGAAGCGGACTGTATAGCGTTTGCTGGTGGTAACACCATGACAATCGCCTCATCCTCAAACCCGTAGTCATCCAGCAAGCTGGCAATGTCGTTGTCGTGCAACGGCTCGCCACGCTTGAGCGTTCGCCTATTGCGAGCTTTGACAAAGGCTGACCAGCCGCTAGCGTCTCGTTCCCACGGCGCTTCCCGATCGAACTCACGGAAGTGGGCCGCCAAATGTTTCTTGACTGCGCCCATGTCATCAGATGGAAAGTCTGTTTGGTCAAGACGACCAGACGCAGCAACCACACCGCGCCACACAACATACCCATCACTGGCGCGATGATGCGGGAGCTTCATATCACCAAACGTGTCTGGTGCAGCCGCCGTTGCCCATGCGAAGTGTCCAGCAATCTTGCGACGCTCTCCAGATGACAGGTCGCCCCACGGCTTATCCGAGAAGTCACCAAGCGATGGCTTGCTCCATGATTCCTCCATTGGCGCAGTCTCTTCCGACACATTCTTCGGAGAAATGCCCTTAACGTCGAGCGTAGACCAATCGGGCGGCGTTGGCATCGCTCGTGCTGGAGAGGAATACTGAAACGAGTTTTGGAACTCGTCTACGTTCCGAATCGTTTCTTTCACCGAGACTTTGATGTCGTTCATCATCTTCCGAATAACATCAAGGAAATCGTCAAGCTGGTCACTAATGGGAGCTTTGGTGTTGATGGCGTCTGGGTCAAGCGCCAACAGGACCGTCTTCGCCCATTGTGTCCACTGCGAGACATCGGCGTCATTGGTCATGCCAGCAGCCATCAACGCTTGAGCGTTCGCCGGAATAGGAACAACGGAAAACTCTAAGAGCTCCTGCTTGGCAAAGTCCACGCCGCCGCGCGTCTCGTTATAGGTGAACGCCAGTGGTCTAAACCCCACCGATGCACCTTTCAGAAATCCCTGCCGCAGCATCTGGTAGACCTGCTCTGCCATGGGATTCAATTCAGGACTGGCAAACTCAGCGACCGCAATCAGCTTGTCGCCTTGTTGTTCCAGACTCACGGTGCGAGCAACTGGAAGGGAATCATAATCATGGGCAAACAGAACCACGGGGTTCTTGAGATACCCACGAACGTCCCATCCGGCAGGATCTATGATGTCCTTTTCCCGATCGGCGTCACCAGTTGTGATGACAAACTTTACGGTGCGGTCATCATGCACCTCAACATCGCTGACAAACTGTTTCCGCACAACGGCATCGTCCGGCGCGTTGCCAGACGCTACCTGTGTTCGCCACGTGCTGATGTCTTCGGTCTGTTTTACAAAATCTGGTTCTGTCATTGTGGCTCCGTTCAACAGGAGAGGACGGGCGCGTTCCGCAGGAGGTAACGTTACGCGACCCGCCCTAACTCCACCACCACACCGACCCAATCGCACCATGACACGTTTGGTCGGCCTTGTCCATAGCTACTCTGCAATTTTCCTGCCTATTAACGACCCAACGTATTGCTCGACCAGCTTGGCCTCTCGCCAATAATCAAATCCATATCTCGACCAGTGTGTAATCACATGGTCGCCTTCGGGAACTGTAACCTTCATCCCGCGTCCTTCTGCATAGCCGAGCCACCAGTCAACGCACGCCCGTTCCACTGTCGCTTCTCGCTGCGTGCCGTACGCTAGTTCTAGGCCATGCACCGCAATCTCTTGAAAGTCCTCAGCGATAGCCAAGGCAATCTGGTAGGCAAACGTGCAGGAGAAATAGTCTCGGTAATGTTTCGCAAGGTCATCAACGGGGAACACGACGGCGCGTGGATTCTCTGGGAATGGTTCGGTCGTATAAATTGGCACTGGGCAGTCCCGCAGCCAATTCATGTCATGTGGGTCTTGAATGTCTTCGGTTGGGGGATGCAGTTCAAACCATCGGTCGGCGCGCAATCGTCCCTCGGGATCACGCATAGCGTTCCAGAAATTATTGATGCCCCATATCTCCCACGACTCGTCGTTCCACGGGATGAGACGCAATGAATTGCCAGCACCAGTGATAACGACTCGACGCCGCTTGGGTTCCACGACGATACGACCGTCACGGATAACCGCATGACTGTTGTGTGGACTTAACGTGAAGGGACGGACAGGTTTACTCACCGTGCTTCTTTGCCACGACGTTCTGGAGTGCCACCACCGCGTCGATCACTTTGCGGGTTGCAGCCTCAACCTCGTCGTCATCCAAGAGGTCTTTTGCCGTTCCAATTTCTGCAATGCCGAGCACGCTCTTCACGAGATAGACGGCGGCATCCTGCTTGTATTGACCCTTGGTCGTGATGAACTTCTCAACCCATTGCACCGCCTCGACGATATACGGCAACATCTTCATCCCTAGTGTGATCCATCCCATCAACGTCCTCCTTGTGTGTGGGTCAGGCTTTCGGTGTCTTGGTCTTGGTCAACGCTACGGTGCATCGACAGTTTGGATGCGCGGGTGCATTCTTAAAGCTACGCATGCCTACCGTGAAGGACTTCTCAAACGGCACAGGCTGTTGGTAGTGTAGATTGCGACAAATGGGACAGGTGCTTTTGTCAATCGAGCCAATCCAGTCGCGGCTCATGCTGCCAAGGTCTAGGAGTTGTTGCTTGGCCGCTTCGCCCCAAATCGCTTCCTGCCCTTCCGAGCTAGCAAACGCCAGTTCGGTGCGAGCAATGGTCATGGCCCGTAGCTTAACCTTAGAGTCTCGATACCGCTTAATGTCTGCGATGCGTTGAGCAGGCGTCAGGTGCGGCTTGGTCGACATCAACCGCTGTCGATAATGCCAGATAGAGGTGCGTTGTTCTTTGGTGAGACCTATCTGGAGCTTCAACAGTTCCCGCGCTTCCGCTTTAACGCTTAGGCCCATCTTTACAGCGTCCGCTACCGAACTCCGAATCGCCGCCTTGGTTGCATCACCGACCTGCTGGATAAACTGTGCGCCGTGCGTCTGCACCCAGTTCACCGCATACGGATTCATCACGTTAAAATCAAAGGCTGGCACAACTGGTGTAATCGTCGGCGCAGGCAACTCCTGCTTGGCGATCGGTGCATGAGCACTGGTCTGGAGCGTGATGCCAAGATCCGTTGCTGAGAACTCTGCTCCCGTCCACCAGCCCTGTTTCCAATACGGCCGCATCGCATCATCGAGTTCCCGAATCCAGCCTTCGAAGTCCAGCATCTGTTCCAGCTGCGGCCCAGTTGCAATCGACGACAGGTCATCGGCGCTGACCCGCTCGCTTAATCCACGAATATGGCGACCGACCATACGGGCGAGCTTGGGTTCCTGTTCAGCCAAATCACCCCAGACACCAGACAGGCCGTCGATGTTGTCCGCAATCTCACGTTGCACTTGCCCAACGGCTTCACCATCACCGGCATCCTTTAAGACCGTCAGATCGTCTCGCCATGCGTCAGTGATTACATCCCCTTCCGGGGGCGTCTCACCCGCTACTGTCGCAGGTACAGGCGCTGGAGGCACGCTAGGGGAACGCACTGGAATCAGATTGAGCGGCATCATGTGCACCTGACCAGCGTCATCGTCTAACGTCTCTTGGCCTTGCAACGTTCTCCACTCATCAACCTTCATGGCCCATGGCGCAGCCTTCGCCGCTTCCAGCATATGCTCGCGGTCTTCCTGCACTGGAGACACAAAGTCCAAGACCAATCGCTCGTCATACTCAGGCACCAACCGTTCTTGTAATTGTGAACGCAGAAATTCCAAACGCGGCGTTACGACCCATCGGCTGAAGAGATAGTCCGCAGACTCAATCGTGGCCCTGTTGGAATTGTTAAGGATGCCTAGCAGTTCAGGCGGTATACCGAAGACCTGTACAATCGTGTCCCGTTCATGCTTGCGAAGCTCGACCAGCTGCAATTCCTGTAGCGACTGATTCACCTCATGGACCTGAATCTCTCGCCCAACGAAGAACGGCTTGAACGCTCGCCAGAAACCTTGATGCCCATCAAGCCAGCGTTCCTCTAATCGCCTGACCTGATCCTGTTGCAGACCAACATCGTGAGCACCTTGAGACTTCGGCCAGATAATCATGTCTGGTCGTGCGCGGTTAAAGAACAATTGGCGCGTATGCTTCGCGGCATACTCATCGGTCTCTAACTCATCAGACAGTGAACGGGCCATGCCGGTGCCTCTGCCGTACGGGTTCGACGGGTCAAGGTCAGCCATCCAGAGAATCTCTGTTTCCGGTATTGTCCCCTGCCATGCGCCAAAGCTCACACGATACGACCGACTCTCTGGTGTGGGTGTTGCTTCTATCCAGTCGGGAGGAACAGGCCAAAACTCAACAGGAGCTCCAAAAGCGTTCCGCTCTTTTATCCAGAACGACTCACCAACGAGATCGAGGTGCAACTGGGTGAGCTTAAACAACGACTGGCCCACCATGTAACTGTTCGCCTTGTTCAAGGCATCGAGCAGGATATGGCTATCGACCTCAACGAGGTCAGCGTTGGCCTTCCGAATCATGTCTCGACGCGCCGTCGAGTCTCCCGACCGCTGTATGACCCGCACGTCATTCCGCCGCCCTGATGACGGCGCATACAGTCGCCACTGTGTTGTCGATGCGGAGACGGACGTAGCGACTCGTTGGGCAACAGCCCGAAGCCACGGCATTGTTGAATAGGCCGACAGGATGCTTGACGCCCCACGGTAAGGGGGATCACCAGCGCTTCCGTTGAAGATGCCACCAAGCATTCCGTGCGCCTGTCTCGCGCTCTCATCGGAAAAGATTCCAACCAGTGCTTTAGCCGCGACAGACAGACGCTGGCCAAAAGATGGGGACTGTGGTTGCATAGCGTGACTATGGCAGAATGTCTAGGACGACGCAACCCAAGACATCACCATCGAGACGAGACACCAGACGGAAACCATGACCCTTCATGTTTCACAACATCCCGAACGTGTTCGCTCGATTCGGACGCGGTGTCAGCGCCACCCCATGTCTCGATGTCATCACCGCTGTAGATGACCAACGATGTCAACGCCCACACCAGTGCATCCAAGCGATCGGGCGATTGTTCTCCCGGCAACCATGAGGTCAATTGGTCTTCCAGTTCTGGATAGACGCCGACATGCTTCACTCGCCCTTGGGTATACAGAGCAGACACAGGCTCGGCTCTGGTGAGCTTGCCGCGACTAGCACGCACTGGCACGTATGGCACTGCGCTGGTCTCGCGTTCACCATCACGATGTAGGGCCTTGGCACACTCCCGCACAGTGAAGCCCACCATGTCGCCCCCGTTGTTCACCTCACCCACAATCTGGTTTGCCTCAAACTGGTCATACAGCCTCACAGCCTGTCGACCCCATTCATCTGGCGTGCCATGCAGACTGCCATCAGCCAAGACGTAGGACGTTCCGTCACTCGCACGACCAACAACCACGACGCCCGCTTCGGAGCTATCCTCAGATGCGGTTGCCGGTGGGTCAATCGCCACGACGATACGAGACAGTTCCTCTGGCGCAACAGACACCCGCTGGTTCTCTAAGGTCGACCGCGCCCACAGCGCCCCGGGACGATCCGTTATAAGGAGTCCTTCTAGTTCCTGTCGACCAAGATAGGTTCCCTCATACCGTTTGATGAGACGTTCAAAGAACTTGGCGCTTAGGTTTGTGCGATTGTCATAAATGGAACCATGCGTGATGTGGGTAGCCGGGTCGTCCATTAATCGTTTGATGACAGGGATGGGCCGAGGCGTAGTCGTTACCACGATGCGCGGCTCGTCTGGGAGACGCACCGCCATGACCAGTGTGTCCCATGTCTCTTGTGCTTGGTCATACTTCGCCAACTCATCAATCCATGCACAGTGGAAGTTTGGGCCACGTAAGTCGGCAGGCTTCTCACTGGAGAACAGTTTCGCCTCTGACCCGTTCGGCCATTTCAAGAGACGTTGACTTGGCACGTAGAGCGGACGGAAGTCTGGAGGGCTGCACCTCAAGATGCCGGACTCGCCGTTAACCATGACGTCCCGACAGTCAGCAGGGATACGACCGACGATGGCAATACGATGTCCCGGGTGTTGCGCCTGTTCGATGACCCACTGCGAACCCGCTCTGGTCTTCCCAAAGCCTCGACCAGTCATCAGTAACCAGATACCCCATTCGCCTGCTGGAGCTAATTGGTTTGGTCGCGCCCAGAACCTCCACTCATAGCGAAGCAGGGCTGCCTCTGCTGGAGTGAGACTGTCTAGGATCTCTTGCGTAACACTCTGGTCAGCCGCCGTCAGTACCGCCAGTGATTCATTCGACAGTGATCCGTCTCTCGCCGGGGGCGACGGTGCTGGCAATTTGGGTGAGCTTGGCATGTAATGAGGCCCGCGCCTGACTGACTTCCTCGATGGAAAGCGACCCACTTACGTTCACGTTGACATTCTCGCCGTAGACTTCAGGTCGCAGGTTCTTCAGCAGGAAGATGGCCGCAACCGTATCACTCTTCCGCGCCCGTGCATGAAGAGTGGCCTCAATCATATCAACGCCGTCCTGTAGCGCCTGTTGCCATGCCAGCGCAAACTCTGGATCAGACGACCGCACCTTGTACGCTTCCGACCGAGAGATCCCCGCCTTCTGGCACGCTATACGCACCACTGGCATCGTCTGCAGGACAGACAGGAACACAGGCTTCCACTCGCCCGATCCCTTCGCCTTACTACCCTTCGGGCGTCCACCTTTGCGCCGAGTCTTTTTTATAGTGTCCACGTTAACCCTCGCGTGGCATTTTAGCCCTTACATTAAGACCCGTTCGACTCAAGGGCTACATGGTAACGACTGGCGAACGCGGTCAAGAGTCCGGAGACATATGCCAGTCCGATGGACACCAGTGTCTCCTCGCCCAAGACGACTGCGCCTGCCAAGCCTATCGTCGCCGCACAGTTCACAATGAGAGTGAGGTTCAGCATACCCCTACCTACAATAAATGCGTGTCGGAGAGGCCCCTTCAGTCTGGTATGAGGGCGACTAGAGCCGCAAGGCGTTTTATGGCGAGGCGACACGTGAGGCAAGTCCGACACGCAAGGCTAGGATACCACGTTAATCAATTAACGAACGTTAAGGCTTAACTCCAACCCATCCGGCGAAGTTCATCCAGCGCCAGAAGCAATCGACCTGTTGAAAGCCTGTCTGCCTGAGCAGGCCCTCATTCCATTCTGCCGTGACAGGCACCAGCACACCTTCAAGGCTCAGTCGCTTCCGGTCGATAGATTCCTGTGAGTAGCCATGCTCACGCTTGAGTTGGTAATACTCGCCTTTGAAGACCGTATCGAGCGAACTGGTTGCGCCGAGCACCTTCTCTACCAAGATGAACGCGCCACCAGACTCCATCGTCTGGAAGACGCTAGCCAAGAGTCGCTGCCGATGTTCCATCGGGATGAATTGCAACGTCAGGATACACAGTGTGAGGTAATTAGGGTGGACGGTTGTGTCAATCGTGGGCCAGTCTGTTCGTAGGTCAATCCCTTCCAACGTAACGATGCCCGACTTGATGGGTTCAGCAAACAGGGTGCGCGCCTCGTCGAGCATAGGTTGGCTGACTTCTATCCCATGCACCCGAGCCGACTGACCGTAACGGTCAACAAACGGGGCAAGGGCCGCTCCCCGAGAGCATCCAAGGTCGATAATCGTGCCGTGTCCCTGCACCTTATCCATGAATCGACAGCCGATTCCCGTTACAGCGTCTCGCATTACTGAATATTGTGGAATCGAACGCTCCAACATGTCGTCGAAGGACGCTGCCACCGTAGTGTCGAACACCCACGCACCGTCAGGCTCTACTGTATCCCTCATCATATTTCCCGTCTCGGACTATACAGGGCCAAAAATCTTATCCCGTATCGTTTCTGCCACCGCTCGCATCATCAATGGTGGCACCGCTCGACCAAAACGCTCCCATTGCCTGATGTAACTCTCGCCCGCCAATCGAAAGTCTGACGGGAACGAACAGAGGAGACGCAATTCATCCATGCTTAGACGACGGCGATAGGTTGCCCAGTTGGTTTTAAGGTGCTTCTCGACGCTATCGGCCGTTGCCATGATAGTCGGAGCTGGTTTATTCAGCGAGAGGGGCTGTCCACGTTGAAGGAAGTTAGCATGTCCATGACCAAACACGTAGTGCACCCGAGCCTGATCGTTCTTTGTAAGCTCAGGCACATCATTAGCGACACTGCTTACAAAGGTTTCACCAGCATACGTCTTGCCAAAGACATGATTCGGGAACGGAGCTCCATGTGCATGTCGTAGCACATGACTAGGCACAGCCTCCCTAATCGAATACTGATAGTTGAGCGGCTTAGGCCATACCGGCTGACGATTAAGGTCACGGCGTACACCCTGAAAGATGACACGCTCCCTAGACTGCGGGACACCCAACCACTGAGCATCTAGCACCCGAGCCTGCACGCGATAGCCAATCGCTCGCATCGTCTCCAGTGTGTCCTGCAGCACGCCACTCGACGCACCGCCGATAAGACCTTTCACGTTCTCCATAATAAAAACATACGGCTGGACGCCAGCGACCAGTCGAAGGAACTCCTCAAACAGGTCATCAACGCGCTGTTCGGTCTGGGAATACTTCTTTACCTGACCCCATCCCTTTGTTCGCTTGCCAGCCAACGAGAATGCAGCGCAAGGCGGCGAGCCTTCCAGCACATGCACCGATTCACCAGACGGCACTCGCTTGAGAATGTCATCAGGATGCACCTGCCTGATGTCTCTAGTGTCCAAGAACACGTTCGGATGATTCAGTTGATAGGTTTCTGCTGCCAGCGGAATAAACTCACTGGCCCACAATGTGCGATAGCCTGCCATGCGAAACCCAAGACACGATCCACCACCACCGCTAAAGGTCGACACAACATTCAGGCCATTCCATGAAAGCGATTCCACTTCAGCAAGCGTCGGCACTACATAGGCAGGTTTCATGATGAGGCCTGAGCGATTAGGTTGTAGGCGCGAATGGGAGACTTGGCTTCTGGGGCATATCGCCTCCTGACAGCATCGCCTACCGTTGAAGCGATCCCAGAATCGCCAAGCTGCAATGGCGAGTAGCCAGCAATGTGCAATGTATCCAACTCTGGAAATTCCACGCGGACAACTTCCTTTTGTCTCGGCTTATTCACTTCTTCCCACGTGCAATCCTCAAACAGGGCAAACAGCGCTGGATCAAACCACGGGGTATGGACCTGAATGTTCTCCTGTGAATAGATACGATGCAAAAAGCCAATCTGGGATGACTCGGGATTGGCGTAGAAGTGCTGTCTGAACAGCTGGAATTGCTCCTTAGACTCTCGCACCCTATAACGAACCATCGCCTTGCGTGACAGAGCGAAGTGTCCGTCAGCGGAATTACCAGTAAGGAGGACTGAATGATTTAAGGACTTGAGGGTTTCCAAGACGTGCAAATACGGCCAGAGACACTCGATGGCTGTTTTACGGCGAGCACCGTAGCGCCGAATGAGCCGAATCACGTCTCCACAGATAACATCTGTATCCACAGGAAGAATCACTGGCCGAAACTCAAATCCAAAGTGATTAGCGAGCTTACGGCCTGCCACAAAGTCAGCCGACTCCCGATCGGCCAACGTAAACGAGACAATAATCGGGTCCTTTCCTGCATCCCTAGCCGCTAATGTCAGCGACGAAGAGTCTATTCCCCCAGATGTTGCAATGGGCAGAGGCGTAGGTAGTGGCTCGATTAAAGAAGCAAGGGTCTCTCTAACATTCATTCGGCTTATACGGTCCGTTTAAGGCTATAAATACAGTGGTTTGGCGCGTATGCGGTGTGTTCGGCGCACGTTTGGTATGTTCGGCGCACGTTCGGTGCGAGTTCGGTTGATTCGGTGCTGATTCGGTGCATTCAGTGCTGATTCGGTGCTCATTTGGTGCATTCGGTGCGCGCCGTAACGCCGACAACGCACCGAACGTGCCGAATATCTCGTTTATTGCGCTGATTGGTCATCCTTTTGAGGTGTCGGTGAGCCGTCCCACTCATAGGCGCACTTTGGGCACCGAAATTTTGAATGAGCATTGGGATCAACCATATCAAACTCGTCAGGAGGCACGTCTGCAACATCAACGGGCAAGCGAAGAGCGGCCAAGAGGTCACGTATCTGCTCATTGACCCCAATGTCTGTCACCAAATCACGTAATTGGTCGTTGTCTGTTTTTGCCAGCGCCGCCAACGGGTCGATAGTCGCAAGAATTAACGCCTCCTCTTCCTCAGACAGATCCACATACACCACAGGGACCATAGGCTCGCTCCTGCTAATCGCCATGCTGACACGTAAGTGTCCATCAACCACGAAGCCTGTCCGTTTATTTACCACGACCTGCTGCACCCAACCCACACGCTCCATCACTCCACCCAACGCCTCCTGCTGTTCCTTGGGATGGATTCTCCAGTTCTTAGGATTTGCCAGCAATTGATCTGGCACCTCCTCGCCTTGACCGATGATTCGATTGCGCCACTGCTTCTTTTGATCTGCCATGTCTCCTCCTAGATATGACTGGCAGCGGCACAGACCGTATCAACTATGCGTTGCCGTATGGACTCATTCATCATCAGGTTAATGTTGTTGGCGTCTCGATGTATCAGCACCCGAGCATCTCCTGACTGCTGCATACATAAAGTCAAAAAACGCTCCAAAGTATTTGGGTGGTCAGAGACGAAGCGGAAATGCTGCGGTGTTCCCTCCACCCGTATCGGAGACGACCGCAAGCCATCGTCGAGGTCAGATCGTAATCGTCTTCCCATCTCGCGTAGCTCTCCGCATACATCGAACTCCGCATGTAATGCCAGCACCGCTCTGGCTGCCGCCAAGCCAACTGTCTCCCCACCGAACGTGCTACTAACTCGATAACCAGTGCGCATCATTAGGTCCCTTGAACCAACCACACACCCAACCGGCACTCCATTGCCAAGCGCCTTAGAAAAACAGGACAGGTCGGACCGGACGCCAGTTGTTTCGGTTAATCCACCTACGGCAAAACGAAATCCGTACACTACGTCATCGAATATCAACAAGGCACCATGCCGATTGCACAGGTTCCGTATCCGTTGAAGGGAGACAATGTAATCGTTATCAACCTCACGCCATCGAGGAGACTCAATCAGCAACGCTGCCACATTCTCCAATGGCACTTTATCCACACTCTCGTAACGAGAAACCTTTCTGGTCCACGGATGCCAGCCGTGATAGGAGCCTTCCAACGCGGCAACAGCCTCACGACCTGTCGCCTCAAGCGCCACGCTGACCGCAGCAGATACAGCCTCACTTCCTGTACGAACCCACCGCACCGCGACATCATAGTCAAAGCCTCGGATCATCGCCTCCGATGCCTCAACTTCAAGGCCAGTCGGCAACGACAAGGTACACCCACTGCCTATGTATCGCTCTACGGACGCCACGACCTCTGGATGAGCATAGCCAAGCGCCGCCGCGCCATTCGACCCAGCCAAATCAATCGCTCTTGTGCCGTCGTTGAAGTATAAATACGCTCCTTCTCCTCGTGTTGCAAACGGTGGATAAGAACGGGGACCAACATTCCCATGTCTCCGGCTGGAAGTTTGTGCGCCACCGGGCGTTACCAGACGCGCACGTTCCAATAATTTGCTTTCATCCATGCAATAACGCCTCATCGAATGTCTCAATCCTCAAGAGATCCATAATCGTGTCGACCGATAACTTGAGGGACGAGATGTTGTCCTCCTTGCGATAGACCACACCACACTTCCCATGCAGTTGCCTCCTCATCCACGTCGTAACGTGTTCCCGATCGTCATTCGTTAGCGTACTCCGAGCGTTCCGTGCCTGACGGAGCAGATCCATCGAGAACACCTCAACATCAGTTCCGTCTGGCCACCCACTCAAGGTCGTATCGTTCGACCAAAACGCTCGACGCTTCTTATCCTCAAGGAAGGCTTTCACCACTGTATTTCCAGCCTTAGATGACCACAGCGGGCAATCGCCTGTCACGCGAACCACTACATCGGCTTGATACTCGCACGCCGCCAACCAGTACCGCAGAAGAACGTCCTGCTCTGGACCACACGCGATACGCACTGGGCGATTCCCGACATCCGTGTTCACCAGTCGAGAACCATAGTCCCGAACGACATCAATCAACGCTTTATCCAGCGTTGGAATCGTCACCACAACCTCGTCAATCAATGGCACTTGCTGGACACGCTGGATCACATGCTCGATCATCGGCCGATGCTTGAACATAGCCAGTGACTTCCGAGGAAATCGAGAGCTTCCAAGGCGCGCCTGTATGATTGCCACCACTTGTCTGGTCATATATACCCATTCAAGACATCAACGCTGCCAACATCCTTACTGAACCCTCGCTTAAAAAAGCCGATACCGTCATCGGTATGATGTCCAAGCTCGTAAGTGTGTCCACCGAGTCGAGCTACCGCCTGTATCGCCGCCCACTGTAGAGCATGTTGCAGGTTACTCTGCACACTCGGCCCACTTGCATAGTAGGCGCGCCCCTTATACACGAGAACATAGGCAGCAGCCAATGTAGACGAGGGATCAGGACCCGAACCTGACGCAACCCAAGACAATGAAGAGGTCACCCGACCATCTGGGTTCATTGCCCCCGTTGTCCCTCCATGCTTTGGCAACGCTACAACCACGAACGCCGACGCCTGACGCAACCATCGCAACTGATGAAGATAGGTATCACCGTCACGCTCTCTGGTGGCACAGTGTCGATGGCACATTTCGTAATACGGCCAGAGGTCAGCAAACCCGTATCCGATGTCGTACTCCCGAGCCGCAGACAACACCAACGACCTATAGCTCTTACGTAAACCAAACCACGCCCGTTCGTTCCGCACCGATACCAATGATGTGCTTGTCACCGACTGCCCCATGGACAGACGCTTTGCCAACACCTGAATCAGTTCACGCGAATCACTTGGCTCTCGATTCCACGACCACCAACCGCGACATCCACCGAGACGTGATTGAATGTTCCTTAACAATACTTCCCGATACCACGACGTGTACGTCTCGTCTTGGTGATCGATAACTAACGGACCAGCACACGGCACATCACCTGCGCCCATGCAAATGATCGCGTCCCGTTCTATCGCAGGACAGACAGCCATCACCCTCGGATATCCATTGGACTTTACGACTACAGCGAACGATCGGTCCACTGCCTTCGGGTCATACGATAGCGAATAGTCCAACCACGCCTGTCGATGCCACCAGTAACCAGCATGATGACGATCAACAAACCCATCCCATGTCTCGCTGTTCCGAAACATCTCCCTGCCGTACACGTTTACCGACTCTTTCTCCTTAACGCTAATCCCTGACATGTAACTCAATCACCGGAAGCACATAGGTGAACCCTGCTGCCGTAAACGTATTAAGGGAACGCCTGTTATCAGGTCGAACGAACGCAGTTGGCACCCGACCCATTGCCCGAACCTTGTCAGCCAACTGCTTAATCACCTGTCGACCCACACCTCGACTCCTATGCTCTTCACCAAGCACCACACTTATTTCTGCCCGATCATCGTCCTCATAGCAATTGATACGGGCGCTTCCTATCCCGACTCCATCGTCTGCTTCGATTATCCACACAGTCTCTGGATGCGTCAGTGGAATACGTTCTGCGAACCATGACGCATGAGCGGCATAATCAATCTCGCCGACGCTTCTGGAGACCGCTCGCACCTTCGGATCGTTGCGCCAGTTGTAAACAGCTTCCGCGTCCTCCATCGTTGCCCGCCTCAGATTAGTCTCCAAAGGTATCTCCCACTCGATAGCACCGCATGTTGTCTTGGACATCATCATCTTCCGGCCTACTCATCGCCTGTGCCACCATCCGAATACGAGAAACGTAGTCCGAAAGCTGGTCCGGTGTCATAGCATGAGCAGCGTCTGGATTCAAAGGGTCTGTATTCTCCAGACGCATGTGCGCCTCGATAATCCTCGCACCGGCCGCTACTGCTAGCGCACCAGTCATGGTTATCGCGGGATCAGTGTGATCGGAAAACCCATCAAGGCCATTGCGATAAATAGACGACAGATTCATTGAGCCAAAGGGCGTAGGGTAAGCCGTCACGCAATGCAACAAAGCAACAAACGGCGATGCCGCATACTGACGGCGCAATGTTTCCACCTCATCGTCGCTGCACATCCCTACCGAAACGAACATACACTTCCGAAGCGAATGCAGGCATTCCGATATCGCCCGAGACTGCAACGTCCAGTCCAGTGCCTCAAAGCTCGACACCTTAAAGTGACTGACATACGGGCTGACCACGTACACATCGCTGGCAAGATAGACCGAACACAGGTAATCCACTCCTCGCTCCTGACACTTAGCCTGAAGAATGGCGTGCCAGTCGTCTGGCCACTCAAGGTAACGCTGATAAATGAGGTCATACCCATCTGCCGTAGCACGACCACGCCTGCGCGCCATCTCCTTTGCGCTTGAGGTCCACTGGAATTTCACAGCATCGCATCCAGCATCGGCACATCGGTCGATCTGTTCCGCCATCTTGTTCGGAGTCGCATCACCACATGACCCAGCCTCGGCAATGACATAGGTCCGACGCTCACGTAAGCCAAGACGCTCTACATAATGAGACATCCCTTGTCCTTTCGAGCCAGCAACACTTCGGCATTATCTATAAGCCCCGTGGTCATCAACGCATCCGACACGGAACACAGCAGGCGCGATGAGTCCATGGCCGAAGCGATACCAACCGTAGACATTCTCTGGAACCGAAACGACTGCGCCCTATACATTGCCTCCAGCGTGTGTGACTGCATATCCCACGGGTATGTCATTACTCGCCCGTTGCCTACCGGTGGTCGTATCTCCACATTCACCCATCGCTCGACTGGCTCATGATACGGAGCAATGACAACACGCCAGCGACCATGACTATGAAATCCATCCACAACATAACGACCGTGCGGAGTCATGGTTGCGTCCGTGACCTGAGGCATGGACGT